TCTTCAGCTACTACGGGGGCAAGTGGCGCGACGCGCGCCGCTATCCATCCCCAGCCCACAAGACCATAGTTGAGCCCTTCGCTGGCTCTGCTGGATACTCTGTGCGGCACCATGCTCACGATGTGATTCTCGTGGATTCTGACGAGGCCATAGCTGGCGTGTGGGAGTTCCTCATCGGCGTATCGCCCAGTGAGGTGCTAGCGATTCCCGACGTGCCACCGGACGGCGTGCGCTCAATGGGCCTCTGCCAAGAGGCCGAGTGGCTTGTGGGCTTTTGGGTTAACAAGGGCGCGGCCACCCCATGTAACAAGCCGTCCGCGTGGATGCGCTCCGGCAGGCACAACAATTCCTTCTGGGGCGAGCGCGTGCGGCAGACCATCGCGTCCCAGGTCGAGTTGATACGTCACTGGCGAGTGGTACACGGCTCCTGGCAACGCCTGGACGTGTCTGAGGACGCGACGTGGTACGTTGACCCGCCATACATGGACCAGGGTCGCCACTACCGCCACGGCGCAGGCGGAATTGACTACATGGCCCTTGGGGATTGGTGCAGATCTCTGCCTGGGCAGGTAATTGCATGTGAGCAGGAGGGTGCAGACTGGCTGCCGTTTGAGCGCCTGCACGAGGCCAAGACACCCCGCAAGTCAAATAGGTCCGCAGAAGTTATCTGGACCAACGACTCGCCGCGCCCAGACCGGCAAATGTCGATTCCCCTTGACACCATCTGACAACCTGGCAGAATCCGTAATCACAGAGCGGTAACACGCTCTCAACCAATGACCCAACCAGCAGGAGAATATTGTGCCCATTACTGACCACCCCACTCTTGACGCTACGCTTGACGCTATGGCGTCCCCTCTCGACGCTCTCACCATGAGCTTCTTTCTGGCCATCACGGCCCCCGACGACGACCACGTGACGCTCGCCATCCAGCAGGCGTCCATCATCTCGGCCCACCTGGACAGCCCTGAGCAGATTGAGACCGCGAAGGAGCAGGCCGTTGAGCTTGTGCGCCGGTTCCGCTCGGAGTCACGAGGAGGTGAGGCATGAGGCGGTTCAAGGAGTACCCAGGCGTGACCCGCCTGAGCCCCGCCGCTGTCGAGGTCCGCGTGGTGATACACGCTAAGACCTTCGAGGCGCTGGAGAGGCTAGCCTTCCGTCACTGCCGCAACCCTGGTGGCCAGTTGACCTACGCGCTGCTGACGATGCTCGGAATGGAGCCCAAGGACGACCAGGTTCTCGCGGACCTGCTGGCGAAGGTAGGCAACGCCGAGGAGGTGAGTGATGAAGATATCTGACCTGATTAGGCGACTCATTGAGGAGCAGGACGAGCACGGGAACCTGTACGTTGAGGACCGCTCTGGTGTTGAGGTTCTCGACATCCACGTCGTGACAGAGAACGGCGTTGCTGTCGCTGTTTGCGTGGAAGAGGGGGGTGAGTGATGTTGACCGTCCAACTTGAGGCAATACTCAAAACCGCCATTGAAGGTCAGATGCATGAGGTCGAGGAGCTACGAAAGGCCAGAGACAAGGCCGTCGTCAAGCTGTGCGCCACCCAGAGTTGGCTTGAGGACGCGGAGCGCCAGCTCGCGGAGCAGGTCGAGGAGCTTGAGACGCTCCGGGGAGGTGAGTGATGCGGGTCTCTGATGTCATCAAGATGCTCGTGGACAATCGCGAGAGCTTTGGGAATTACCGCATCGACGGAACGCCGCAGGGCACCATTGTCGATGAGGGCTACATCAGCATTGCCGTGACTGACGGTGAGGCTGGCGTGGTCATCGCCCTGGAGGGCGCTACCTTCAAGGAGGTGAGTGATGAAGGGCAAGTGTGATCACACTCGCGCCAAGATTTCCGACCTGAAGATGCGTATCTGGGAGACTGCCGAGACCCTGGACCATATGCAGGCGGCGCAGGATGCCCTCATCGCGCTCCGTCAGGCTTGGCGGGCCGAGGTGGGTGCGCTGGTGGACGAACTCGCGGGGGGGCCTGACAATGATTAGCAAGCGGCAGTGGCAGCGATGCCTCCAGAAGGCCAAGGAGGGCAAGGCCCTCCGCGAGTCGGTCAACGATGAGCTCAGGTCCACGGACAGGACCATCAACGACTGCGGGGTGCGGTCCCTGTACGCCACCCGCATCGATGGCAAGTGGACGGTGTGCATCAACGGCAAGTTCACCAGCGGCGGCTTCCGTGGCCTCTCTGAGGTGCTCCGCATGATTGCGCGCACGCCTATCGACTGGGGCGACGACGTTGACCCCACTGGGATGACCGTATGACCGTCAAGGAGGACGTTCACAACGACACCCGCACGCTCGAGGCCATGGCTGCGTCGGTGGAGGGCATGCAGAGCGCGGAGGACGCGCTCGACCACCTGGTGCAGATGGCCCTGTGCATCATCATCGACAGAGGCGACTGGACGGAGCCGTGCGTGGAGCGAACCATAGCGCGCTGCTTTTGGCGTCTCTCTGGCAGCTACTTCCAAGAGTTCAAGGACAACGCGTACTTCTATCGCGACTACAAGCAGGAGCAAAAACAGTGACAATCACCCTCACAACCACCAAGCACTTTGGGCTCACGAGCCTCACCGCCCTTGTCCATGGCCCATCTGGGGCAGGCAAGACCTACGCAGCCCGCACCTGTCCTGGCAAGACCCTCGTGGTCAGCGCCGAGGCTGGGCTTCTGTCCCTGCGGGACGTTGACCTCGACGTCGCCACCATCAAGGCGTTCCATGACCTCAAGATGGTCTACGTGATGCTCATCGACAACGAGCCGCGCTACGAGTGGGTCTACATCGACTCGCTGTCCGAGGTCGCGGAGATATGCCTAAACGAGGAGATGGGCAAGACCCCGCACGGGGTGAAGGCGTACGGGGAGATGATGACCTCTGTGATGCGCCTGGTAAAAGCGTTTCGAGACCTCCCCATCAACGTCGTCTTCACCGCCAAGCAGGGCCGCGACGTTGACCCGGAGGGCATCGCATACAAGGCCGCTGACCTCCCCGGCAAGAAGCTGTCGGTCAAGGTGCCCTATGAACTCGACCTGGTGTTTGGCCTTGGGCTGCACAAGGACGAGGAGGGGCGCACGCACCGCTACTTCCAGACCATGGAGGCCAACGGCGTACAGGCCAAGGACCGCTCTGGAGCCCTGGACACCTTCGAGAAGCCTGACTGGGCTGCTATCCATTCCAAGATTTCCAACTCAACCACCAACCACAAAGGAGAATAAGGTGGCTTCTATTAATTTCAACAGCGCGGATGTTCCGCAAGACGACGGCAAGAAACCATTCGAGCCGCTGCCATCGGGCTGGTATGTCGGCCACATCATCGAGAGTGAGCTCAAGCAGAACTCCAAGGGCACAGGCAGCTACTTGCAGTTCGTCATCGAGGTGGACACCCCGTCTCATGCGAACCGCCTGCTGTGGGCTCGTCACACCTGGGAGCACACCTCCTCGCCTGTGGCTGTGGAGATTGGCCACCGCCAGGTGGCTGCTCTGTGCGAGGCCATTGGCCGAAAGGCCATCTCGGACACGAACGAGCTGCACGGGACGCAGTTTCGGGTGAAGGTCAAGGAGACCGACCACCCTAGCTACGGCCCTGGCAACGACGTCGTGGACTACGGTCGCGTGAAGTCTGGCAGTGCGTCTGTCACACCGGCACCCTCCCCTGTGTCGGCTCCCAACGACGACGACATCCCCTTTTAGCCAGCGCCCACACCCCCACACCCCCTTAAGGGGGGTGCGGGGTGTGTGTGGTCTTAGAGGTGAATGATGGACACAATACAGCGGAACCGTCTGGGGTATGGACTCTATGAGAACAGCCTGGTGGCCCAAAGGCGTCGGCACGATATAGCGCCTGGCATCTACCAGATTGCTGGCGTTGCCGCGTTCTGCACAGATAGCGGGACAGAGAGGATTCGCCTATGTCTCAAGGGGTCCATCAGCCCATTCAACGGACGCGGAGCTCCCCTGCCTATCGGCACCCCTGACATGCTTGTGCCTCATGACCCGTTGGCTGACGCCCTTTGGGCCATAACGGGTGCGAACTCGACCAGGAGCCAGCGCGACAACCTAACGGTTCAGGACGCATGGGTAGTGGAGATAGGAGAGGGCGGGAAGGTGCTGGGCCTGGCTCGAGCCACCGCCCTGTTTGGGCTTGGGGTACACAGCACCTACGTGCGCCAGTCGCGAACGCCTGACCACGAGGTCTACACCGTCGAAGAGATGCGCCGAAAAGGGCACAGGTATTGAGCAGGCCAGGCGTCATCATGGACAGGGTGCTCGCTGAGCTTTACGTGAAGGCCCCTGTGGGCCTCACTGTGCTAGAGTTAGCGGCTGCAACGGGTGAGAGGCCCAACTCCATATGGAAATCCCTCAGAGCCCTCATTACGGAGGGCTGGGTCACGAGACACAAGGGACCGTCACGCATAGGGCGTCGGCGGTTCATCTACAGGGTGGTTGAGTAAGTGGACGAGCCTGTCGAGATAACCCAAGAGATGCTGGAGGGCCTTGAGGCGCTAGCCAAGTGGCGAGGCACGTCTGCTCAGGCTGCGCTTAGCAGGGCTATAGACGACTGCGTTGCACGCATGCGCCAGGGCTTGGAGATGCAGGCCAGGCTAGAGAAGGAACACGAGGACCGCTACGGTCCCAGGTAGTGCAGGGCCGCGACGCCAGCGGCTCCGGTCAGCACAACACCTGCGGCAAACCACACAGCAGGGTGCTCGTACCAACCAGGAGGAGGCACCGGGTCAGCCACGAGCTCACGGAGCTTTTGCTCTAGGGCGTCGGCTCTGCGCTTTTGGATGGCCTCTCGCTCACGAAGGGCCGTCTCGGTGACGGCTGCTCGCTTGCGTGTGGCGTCTAGCCCTGCCTCACAGGACTTGATGTCCACATCTAGGCACCGCAGCGCCTTCTTGGCGGAGGACTCGCTGACCAGGAGCCCGTCGCATGGAGCGGGTGTGCTGGTGAGCAGCGTGTGGGCCTTGGTGCAGGGGGCGGAGGTGAGCAGGGCTGCGATGAGCAGGACGGTGGTCACGCCTTGCGCTTGCGTCCCGCTGCTGCCATCGCTGCCATCTTGCGTGCGCCGTACTTCTTACGTCCGATGGATGCAGCCAGGGCGTCAGGGTCTTTGACCCCCTTGGCCTTGAGCTTGCTGGACAGGGCCTTGAACCGGCCTCCGCTGCCCAGCGCTGCCTTTGCTGCCTGCCCTCGTGCCTTGTGCTTGCCTGTCATTCGGTCCTCACTTGGGCCTTGGTGCGGCCTTCTTCTTCACGTACTCGAGTTCTTGCTTGGTGATGGCAGGCTCATCGAAGCCCGGTCGCAGGTTCTCCCTGCCTGTTCGCAGCATGACTCGCGCTGCGCCTTCGCGCGCTGGGTCCATGCTATACACCGGCATCTGGCTGCGCTGGGGCAGGCCGAGTGCTCCGGTGATGCCTTCCTCTGTCTCTCGGAAGAACTGTTGGAGGCTTGGGTCTTCACGCCCTGCCATCTCCGCTGCCTCGCCCACTCCAGGTAGTCCTGCTGCCTTGGCCGCTCCTCCCAACATGAGCTTTGCGGCCACGCCTGTCGCCAGGGCCTTGGGGGCAAACTTAGCAATCGACCTTTGTCGAGCAGCGCGCAGCTTGGTTAGCTGTTTCTGCTTTTTGGGAGAAAGCTCACCATAATACGAAAGGTCAATCTCAAGCTCGTTCAACAGAGCTTTTCGGCCAGAGCCCATCTCTCTTTTGATCTTGCCCTCAAGCTCTTCTGCCGCTCGCTGCTGTGCAGCCTTTGCCGCCTGTCTGCGAGCTTCTGACTTCCCACCAGCGGTGCCGGGCGCATAGGCAGGAGGGTTTCTGTAGAAGCTCTCAATCTCGCCCTTTCGGCGGCTAATCTCTTCTTTAATTAAGTCCGCCTGCCGATACATCTCTTCTCTTGCACCTGCTGACGGATAGGGCCTGCCGACTTCATACATCGGCCTTCTTAGCCGAGCCAGTTGGCGTTCTAAGTCATGAATTTCTGGATCTCTCAAGGAGTCCATTGCAATGCTTTTGCGTATGTCGGCGCTGTCGCGCCGGGGAGTCTCTGGAATCCTTGCCATCACTCTTCCCCTGTTGCTTGGTCCCAGGCTGTAGCCAGGGAGCCGTCTTGTAGGTTCGCAGCCTCCACGGCCTTGACCGTCTCCGCTATCTCGGCTCGGAGCACCTTGTGTGCCTCGTCCACCTTCTTGAGCTCCTCTTCCTGCTTGCTCACCGACTCAGACAGGGACTCGGCCACCTCTGTGGCCTGGGTGGCGATGACCTCAAGGGTGCTGGTCTGCTGCTCTAGCTCGTGAGTCTTGCGCGCGCTCGTGCGCCACAGCGCAAAGAAGATGGCGCTAGAACTCACAAGAACGGCCATCACCCACTCCATCAAGAATCGCCCGTCCCAGCAGCCGCCTTCTTGATGCGGGCCTTGACGGCAGAGAAGACGTAGGTGGTCAAAGACCCGGCCCCGATGCCGATGATGGCACCGAGGCCGGTGTGCCCACCGAGTACGAATCCGAAGGCCCCTCCGAACGTTGCGGACGCTACCCGTAAGACCGGCCTCCGGTATCTGGAACCGGAGGGCGTTATCTCCCTGAGCACTGACTTGCATATCTGAGTGAGCGTGTAGCTGGCAAGCGAGGAGATGGTGAGGAGCATCACCAGATGCTCCCACCCAAGGGTCTCAATGGTCAGGGGCTGGCTCACTTGTGGGCCTCAAGGCGTATCAGGCGCTCGCCCTGGCCGTGAAGCTCCTGCCATAGGTCGCGTCTCGAGTCCTTGGCTGACTCGACCTCGCGCTGGATGTTGGTCAGGCGCTCCTCAATCACAGCCAGGTGAGCGTCAATCTTAGACACCCCTGCCTGGAGCTTGGACGCAAACACCCAGACGGATGCGGCCATTGAGGCCGCGTATCCCGCGACCTGAAACATGGAGTCCATCTCCATGCTAGAAGTAGCAGGCCACGGCGCACACGCCAGCGCACTGGTAGAGCAGCGGGTCGGCGGGAGGGCCGCCGGAAAATCCCAGCAGCATAGAGCTTCCAGATGCAATCTTGATTCCAACGCCGCCAGCCCCCTTGTCGTTGTCTCCGGTCAGGATGATGTCGTTTCCGCTAGAGGCGGAGATGACAATGGACTTTGGCATCGAGGGGTAGGTCCGGCTAAGGGCCGTCCCCAGCGCGGTCAACTGCGCCTGAATGGCTGGCAGCAACGCAGCGCCTACACCACCAGCAAGGGCAAGGTGAACGATGCAGAAGTCTTCTGTGACGACGGGGAAGGAGACGCTCTCGCGCTCCACTTTTCCTGTGGGTGTGGCCATTGTGAGCTCCTATGGGGGCGTGTGTGAAAGGTCAGACCACGCAGAGGTGGCAGTTAGTTCAGCCGCTTGGGCGTGGTCAAGACGCCCATCGGCGTCGGCTGTGTAAGAGATGAGCGCCTGCGTCTCGTCAATGGACATGCGAGGCGCGGTCGTGAGGCAGTCCGGCAGGTCCATGGCATCCTGCGCGTCAGCGGAAGCGACAACTGAGTAGTATAGGCTCATGGTGGTGCGTCCGATACGATGAGGGCGGTGTTAATCACGTCGAGGTCAAGGCCAGCGCTGCCGTTGTCGATGATGGTGCCACCCACGCCAACGGTGTCGGCGGGGTCGTTGCCCATCTTGTAGTAGACGGTGGGGCCAAGGGGCGCGAGGTCGATACCAGAGCCGCTGTTGTAGAGGGCCGTGACCTGGGCCGCGCTGAACTCTGTGCCTGACCACATGCCTATCTGGGCCACGTTGCCACCATAGAGCAGGGTACCTGGCCCCTCTGACACGTAGAAGTAGCGGTCAGGGTCCATGATGCCTGTCTTCTGCGTGCCTGAGTCCACCAACGCCCCGTCGAGATACAGCTTCACCTGGCCGGTGGATGGAACCCCCTCAGATGTGATCACAATTTGGTGCCAGCCATTGCCTACCACGGGGTGTGTCCCGATAGCGCAGGCCACGTAAGGGTAGGAGCCAGTCGCCCCAATGCCAGGACCGGTGGTCCCATCAAAGGCAGAGTTGGTGCATTGGTAGGCCACCGAGTAGCTGCTGCCAGCCGGGGCGTTGCCCAAAAGAATGCGCGACCACGTGCCGCCAGAGTGGTCCTCCCAGGCAATCAGGGTCTGGATAACCCCCGTCGTGGGCGTCTTAAACCAGATAGCCATGGTCCACGGCGGGTGAGCACTGGCCCCGGAGCCGTTGAACCCAAAGTCTCCCCATACGGTGGTGCTGTACTTG